AGGTTAGGGGGAGGTTAGGAAGAGGTTAGGAAGAGGTTAGGGGGAGGCTAGGGGGAGGCTAGGGGGAGGTTAGGGGGAGGTTAGGAAGGACACTAATCGTGTAGCGCGGTTGGCGCAATACACGATTCTTGACACCTGAACGGATTCGCCCCCACAATAGGGGCGTGCCGTCCGCGCCTCCGATAGCTGCCGATCCGGGTCGTGCCTCTTTCGCTGGTGGTGCGGTCGATCTGTTTGCTCTCAAGGATGGCACGGGCGAGGCGACTAGGGGCGATGTCCCGGCGACGATCCCGCTCGCGCCGATCGGTGACATCGAGGCGCGCGACGGCCGTTTTTTTAGGCTGCCCGAGGGCGAGGTGGAGAACGTCATAGCGCGGACCATGGCTGACACGCCTGAGGGTTTCGTGCTTGACTGGTATCACGACGCGCAGTCCCAATCCGCGTTTCGCACCCAGGCCGCCGCCGGATGGATCGACCCCGCTACCATGAGAGTAGAGGGCGGCTTCCTTGTGGCCGATGTCGATTGGACGGAGCGAGGCGCTGAGAGTGTTGCGGCGCGAGAGGTTCGCTACATCTCGCCCGCGTTCATCCCAGACGACGAAACGCGCATTGTCCTGCAGTTCACATCAGCGGCCCTAACAAATATGCCGGCCCTACAGATGCCGGCCCTAAACCAAAACCAAAGTATCCTCATGTCCGAATCACAAAAGAACCCCACAGGCATGCGTGCAATTCTAGGACTGAGCAAAGATGCCACGGTCGAAGAGTGCGACGCGTTGCTGGTATCGAATCGCAAAGACGCTGAGGCCTACGCCGCGAAGGTATCGGAGCTCTCTGGCGTCTCTGCTGAATTGGCGGCCACTGTCGAATTGCTATCTGCGCACAAGGATCAGTTAGCGGCGGCGCAAGGCGTCATCGAGGAGATGACTGCAGCGGATCAGGCGCGCGCAGCGGAGGCGTTCTCAGCAGAGCGAAGCGCTGTTATCGGGCAGGCCTTGGCTGACGGGAAGATTACCCCGGCACAGGTCGAAAGTTTCACGTCTATCGCCAGTGACAGCGGGGGCCTCGCGCAGGTCGTCTCGCTGTTCAAGGTGTCCGCTAATCTTGGATTGACTGAGGTCACGCCAGGTCTCACCGAAACGCCCGCGGGCCCAACTTCGCAGAACGATCCTAAAGTGTATGCCGAGACGTACAACGTGAGTATCGAGCACGCGACGAAAATTATCGCAGAACGCGATCAAGGCTAAGCAGATGACTCAGTATTTTCAAATGAAGTCGAAGGAGCCCCTTCACTTCCAAACATTCACGGTCGCAATTGCGGTCGACGCTAAGAACCTGGTTGCAATTGATGCCGCCGGGCTGCTCGTGCCCGCCGCTGATGCAACGGCCGTCACTGTCGTAGGATTCTCCAAGCAGGGCGGCGCGGTCGCTGAGCTTGTGGACGTTGGCTATGGCGAGATCGCCTTTGACAATGACGGCACCACACCAGTCACCGCTGCCAATGTTGGCGAGACTGCCAAGGTGGGCGCCGATGCTAGCAACATTTCACTCAGTCCCGCGGCTGGCATCCTGCTAGCGGTTGGCCGCATTCGCGCGCTCGACAATGAAGGGAAGATCTGGGTCTCGATCTAGGCTTGGGGGAACATCATGGGAACCTTACAGACATCACTCCAGGGCTTCGATAATGAGGTCTACCTAACCGAAACGATCCCCTCGCTTTTCAGCGAGGCGCAGCAGGCGGCGCCGAAGGTGTTTATGGATGGCGGCGGCCTCGTGTCGATGGTCTCCAGTCGCACCAAACGCGCGCTGTATACCTGGCTAAGCCAGGCCCCGAGCATGAAGCTCTGGGAAGGCGAGCGGCAGATCAAGGAGAACAGCGGGAACGAGTTCACCGTTTCAGTCAGCAAATTTGAGCTGACCCTTGGCATCGACGCTGACGACATGGCGGACGCTGCCGAAGTGGATTCATTCGCTGGCGAGGTCGCGGCGGCTGGAGATTCGGCAGGGCAGCACCCTGATACTTTGATCTGGGATTTTCTCAGCACCCAAGGGACCACGGCCGTCGGCTATGATGGCGTGCCGCTGTTGGCAACAAATCACCCGCTCAAGAATGGTCCGAATTACTCGAACCTGATCGCAGGCGGCGGGCAGCCGGCCTGGTACTTACTCGACACCCGAGCGCGCGCGAAGGGCCTAATCTGGCAAGTGCGCGAGGACTACACTACGCGCGTGATCATGGCGGAAGCCGAGGGGAACACCGTTGGCTTTATGACGGACAAGCACCTCTTTGGAGTCAAGGCGCGCGTCGCTGTTGCTCCTGGCGATCCGCGTCGCATTCTGAAATCAGAAGACGCGCTGACAGAGGCCAACTTCAAAACGGCCTGGACTCAAATGAGGGAATTCGACGGTGATGAGGGTCGCCCGGTCATCGTGACTCCGACCGTTCTCATGGTCCCCCCGAGCCTTGAGTTTACCGCCAAGGCGCTGATGAACAGCGCGCTGGTCGGCGGCGGCAACACTAACGATCTAGTAGGCATGGCGACTGTCATTGTGAACCCATACCTGTAGGCGCTCGCGTTGCGCTCTTGGCCCCGCCCGGTCTAACCGCGGCGGGGCACAAGTGGTGAGGGGCCATGGCATACACGACCGCACAAGAGATCGTAGACCGCTATGGGCTGGACTACTTGCAGATCGTTGCCGATCGCAATTGCGATAACCTGGCAGACGTTGCATCAGTCGCGCTCGCCATCAAGGACGCCGATTCGGAGATCAACAAATATCTTAGCAGCAAGTATGTCGTTCCGATCGCGGATGTCGATACTGATGATGCGTGGTCATGGGTCAAGCGGTGCTCAGCGGATCTTGCGATCTACTTCCTAGCGGATGGCGCGGACACGATGACCACGCTAATCAAGGAGCGCCGCGATCACTGCATGGAGCAACTCATGCTGATCGCCAAGGGCACGATCACGCCCGGCGGGCCTGCCGTCGCTAAGCCAAATTCAACCCAGGTCTGCGCTAACGCGCGACTGATGACGCGATCACAGCTCTGCGGGATCATCTGATGGCAGTGGAGATCACCGTCGAAGGCATCCCGCGCGGCGAGATAGAGCGGGCGGTTGCGCGGCTCTTCCGTAAGTCTACGATGAATCTATACGGGCGATCGGTGCGCGCGCGAACACGCGAGCGGATGATCGAAGAGGTCGACCCGGACGGCACTCCATGGGCGCCGCTCAGCGAACCCTACGGTTCACGCAAGAAGGGGCCCGGCAAACTTAGAGAGACGCTGGCGCTCTTCAAGACCATGCACGTAGAGGCGCAAAAAGGGGCAGCGCAGGTAGGCACGCGGCTTGATTATGGGACCTGGAACCAAGAGGGCACTGAATCGGTGGGCGTCACGATCGGCGCGTTTGGTGCAGAGGCTAGCCCGCGCGATCTACCGGCCCGCCCTTGGCTAGGCGTGACGGATCAGGACATCACAGATATCGAGGTAATCGCTAACGGTATCTGGGAGGACTCGTTCTAATGGCGATCGATGTCATTGACGGGCCGGTAAATGGCGGCGACGGCATAGCAGGATCAGAGGTCGGCAGGCTTGAGGCCTGGGTCACTGACTACCTGCAGCAGAACGCAAAGACGTTTTTCAAGACGATCGATCGTTGGAAAGGCCAGATCGACATTACAGAGATCAAGCGCCTTTCTTTCAGAGCTCCCGCGCTGTTCGTCACATGCCTTGGAACGAGCGGGGCCATCGACACGGCTGCAGGCTCGCCACTGATAGATGTTAGATTTGCGGCGGCAGGCGTAGCGCCTAACGGCATGGGCGCAGATGTGGGGGCAGTCAAGGATCGCTACCAGTACGGCGTCGCGCTGATGGGGATCGTGTTGTCACTTCTCAATCAGATGAGGCCGCCGAACACGCGCGATGTGGGCACGGGTCGACTAGTGCCTGACCCTCGCTATCCGTGGAAGCGCGCCTCGTCGATCGGTGGCTCTAACAAATATTCCGCCAAGCTAGACGAGATGGGCTTCTCACTGTTTGAGATCCAGTGGTCGCACAAGGTAGAACTAGGCGCGATAAATCTTGAGTGTCTGCCTGACCTTGTGACGCTGTTTGGCGAGGTCTATCCTGATGGTGGAACGCCGCCCGTTCAGGGGGAGGTAGTATACACGTGATGGCGCACGCTAAAAAATACACTATGCGGCCGGCGAGACAGAGGCCTGATGGGGAGCTTCAGCCGGTGTACTTCAACGGGAAAAAGAACGCGATTGCAAGGGAAGAGATTATGGCAGTAACGCCAGATCTTCACCGCGCTTTCATGGCCGGCGATCTGGAGATCGACGGATACCCGCACGCGCGCAAGGGGCCCGCCAAGACTGCCAAGAAAAGGGCAGCCAAGAAAAGGGCGCCCAAAAAAACACCCAAGCCCGCCGAGAATTTAGCGGCAAGAGAAGAGACAGAGGAATTCTAAATGTCACTCGTTACAGGCGTTCCACAGACAAATTTACCAGGCCGCTACGCGTCGATCGACAATTCGGCAGCAGTCCAGGCCACTGCCTCTACATCATACAACGTGCTTCTAATTGGCACAGCCTCGCCAGGATCCACGGGCCCAGTGGATCAGGTGGTGCAGATGTTCGCCAATTCCGACGGCGAGCAGTGGGGGATCGGCGGCATGCTCGATCGCCAGGTATCGCAGGCCGTTAGCGCTAACGCGTCGATCCCAGTTTATGCCATCGCGCTGACTGACACGGCAGGATCCAAAACAGAGCAGGCGATCACTTGGCCAGCGGGCACCGCTACAGCTAGCGCAACGCTTCACATGTATGTGGGCGGCCAATATACGCCCGTAGCAATTGATGAGGGTGACGATCAAGACGCGGTGGCAACCAAGGTAGGCGCGGCGGTCGACGCTAAGTCTAGCCTTCCGATGGTAGAGAAGGCAGTTGCCGCCGCGCTTGTCACGCTTGAGGCTAAGTTCTCGGGCGAGTCTGGAGATTCGATCTCGATCCAATTCAATAGAGGGATCAAGGAGAATTTCCCGCCCGGAATTGGAGCGCCGGTCGTTGTGCTATCGGCAGGATCGGGCGACCCGTCGATCGTTCCAGCTATCGCGGCGATCGTGGATACCCAGTACACGCACATCCATCTCCCATACGATAACACCACAGCGCAGAACCTTATCAAGGCAGAACTTGACGTTAGATTTGGTCCAGAGGATCAGCAGTGGGGCGTTAGTTACACAGCGGTAAACGACTCGACCGCTAACTTGATCATCTACGGCAACGCCCGCAATTCACAATTACAGGTGTACCCTGAATTTGACCCCGGCACCGCCTCGCCTCTGTTTGAGTGCATGGCCTCGCTCATCGCCATCTTGGCGGGCGAGCCTGATCCCTCGCTGCCCTTCCAGACGCTGAGCATCCCAGGGATCGCCGGAGCTCTAGCCGGCGTAGGATTGAGGCGCAGCCGATCGGAACGGGACACCCTGCTTGGCGATGGCATCGCCACCACTAAGGTCTCTGACAGTGGGACCGTAAAGATTGAGCGGATCGTAACCTCATACCAGACGAACCCAGGCGGAAGCCCTGACATCAGCTACAAGAATTTGAACACGGTGCTGACGGTGCTCGTGTTCAGAGATGCGATCAACGCCCATTTTTCTAAGTTCGCCCGCTATAAGCTAGCAAGAGACGGCAATTCGTTTGGCGCAGGCCAAAGGGTGATGACGCCTAACACGGCCAAAGCTGAGCTTGTGGGAGTGTTCGAGGTGTTCGAGGATGCTGCGATCCTTGAGGATGTCGAAGGGTTCACCGCTTCGCTCATCGTAGAGATTAGCCCGGTTGACCCCGATCGGCTTGAGTACAGCTGCAACCCGGACACCGTGAACCAGTTCAGGATCTTGGCTGGCGTGATCGCCTTCAAGCTCTAGGGAAGATAGGAGACCAATCAAATGGCACAGCTCACAGGACGCGCGGAAGTTTTCATAAACAACATTAAGATGGGCACAACAGAGGGCCCTACCATTATGTTTGGCGGCGAAGTCCGCGAGACCGTCAAGGGGCAGTTCAAGCCTCAGGGCTACAAGGTGACAGACGTTGCACCTGGCGGCGCCAGCATGGTCATCGCCCATGGTCCTAGTGTCGACGTTTCTGATTTCGACGTGACGGACGCGACCCTTATGCTCGTGACGGACACCGGATCGGTCTTTCTCGTCACTCAAGCCACAAGGGTAGGAGACCCGCCGGAGTTAGACGCGGGCGCTGGTACTATCTCGGTCAGTCTTGAGGGCCAACCCGCCAAGACCTTCTAGGTGCTACCCTACCGCCATGAGCGAAGAGGCAGACAGCGAAGAGAAGACCTGGCGAGATGACGATCGCGTAACAGTTACGCCCACACATTTCGAGATCCAGATCTACAAATGGGCGCCGCACGATGACCCCGAGCGGGTAAAGGCTGAGCGCGAGAACCCGCCCATGGCTCCGCCTGACAAGGTGAGCATCAGGCGATCGTTCACGGCAGGCGATGCCGTGCGCATGGACGAATATCCAGACACAGGGCAGCGCTCGCGCGAGCTTGCGATCTGCTGCATCTTGACCGGCAACAACACGGGAGGCGGGCGCGTGTCTGCCGAGATGATGGGGCGAATGTCCTATCAGGATTATCAGATCGTGATTCAGGCTACGGACGACGCTGTAGCGGGAAAGGACTAGGGCGGGGCGGCCTCATTGACAGCCAGATCGCAATAGTCGCGCGCACCTTCGGATGGAAGCCGGGGGATTTCGAAGGCGTTACTCTCGATCAATTGAGCGGCTGGTATATGAGGGCACTACTCGCCCTGGGAATCACGGACTAACCCCATGGCCGACCTCGCACTAAACATCAGGATCAAGGCGTTCAATGAGAGCGCCGCAGGCCTGCGCGCGTTTCGCAAGGATCTGACCGGCCTAACAAAAGAGGCCAAGCGGTTTGGCGTTCTCAGCACCACATCATTTAGGGCGACGCGCCGAGAGGTCGAAGGCCTAAGCAGGGCGACGAAAGGCCTCAAGCTTGGCAAGGGCGGCGGGCCCGGCGGCGTGACAGTGATCGGCCAGATGGGGCGCGAGGCTAAGGCGTCAGGCATCGACATCAGGCGATCGGCGCAGGGTATGGCCGACCTAGGCCGCGCGGCCGAAAGCCTGATGCGCGGGCCCGTGCAGGCGTCGCTGAAATATGAAACCAGCCTGGCGAACATCCGAACGCTTACAGACGAGGCGCACTTCTCGACAGCGCAGCTTGAGGACATTACAAAAAAGGCGGCACTGCAATTCGGCGGCACCGCTGCAGATCAGGCCGGAGCTCTTTACGACATCGTTTCGGCAGGGGCGACGGACGCCGCACAGGCGCAACAGACACTAGACGCAGCGAACAAGCTATCAATCGGCGGCCTAACCGATGTCGGCACCGCCACCAAGGCGCTGAGCGCTACCGTGGCCAACTTTACGGCCGAGGGCGTGACAGCCGCCGACGCATCTGACGCGCTATTCGTAGCGGTTCAAAAAGGACGAACCACGGTAGGAGAGACGGCGCGAGCGTTTCCCAAGGTCGCATCAGCGGCGGGCGCGATGAATCTCAAGTTAGGCGAGGCCGCTG